TCGCGGCCGTCTCAGTTCTTAACGTTCGAAGGAACGTGATCTGCCCCGCTTCGTTCACTCCGACCGATGACGCGATGCGCCACATGCGCCACGCCGTAGTCATCGCACGCACGCCGCCAACGACTGTCAGTGTCACGGCACCAAGGCCGACTACAGTCCCAACCGTTTGACTGATGCCAGGTTGCGCTGCGGACCACGACTGCAAAGCGCCGGCACCCTGATTAGCAAAATCAACGATCGGCTTCACCGTATCGAGCATTGGCAGGAACGCTGTAGCCGTCAGGTTTTGAATCGAGCCGGTAAGCGCTTCCACCTTCGCGTTGTAAGTGGACATCTGCTGCGTGATTTTCTCGTTGACGGGAACGGCCTTGTTTGTCTCGGCCGTGACCTTTTGCCATCCGTCTAGTCCAACCTTCACCATCGCGCTCGCTACTTCCTGCCCGCGCTCTCCAAAGATCGCGTTCAGCCACTTAGCGCTTTGCTGTTGATTGAGAGCGCGAAACTTTTCCATCTCCTTGAAAATCGCTTCGTAGCCACGGAACATTCCCTTCTCATCAAACGGGCGCAGCTCGATACCCGTCGCCTCTTTCAACTTGGCGATCTTCTTTTCTTCAGTTGCGAGCTGCATAAAGAACGCCCGCGCGCCGGTGCCGGCCATCGACCCTTCCATGCCTGCCTGGCGTTTGAGCAGCGCGAAAAACTTAACCGTATCCTCGGCTCCGCGCGTTCCGGAAATCCCCAACTGATTCGAAGTTGCCTGAAAGTACTTCGCGCTTTCAATCAGCGAGCTGGACTCAATGTCGAATTTATCTTTGAGCGCGGAGAAAAGATTGACGGAGGTTTCAAAGTCTTCTGGACGCAGTTTGAACATGAGGCCAAACTGGCCCAACTCTTTTGCCTGCTCGCGCTCCTGGCCACGCAGCAGGGCGCCGCTGACGTTAGCCAGGTATGCGGCAGAGCGGCCGGCGCCGCCGAGGACCTGCTCACCTGGCAGGCCGGCCTGCTTCAGCGCGGTAAGGATGCCGACGTAGTTTTGAGTATTCCCCTGGAGCTGGTTGCCGAGATCCACCGCGAGGGTGCCCAGGCCTTTTAGTTGCGCTTCCTGTTGCTGGGAGCTGAGGGCGCCGGCAGCAGCCGCCTCCTGGTAAGCGCTGCGAATATCCAACAGCGCCGATTCGTAATCAGCGGCGACGTCGAGGCCTTTCTTCAGAGTGAAGAGCGAAGCCACACCGACACCGGCAACCGTTAAATCTTTTTTGAGTTCGCTTCTGAGATCCTGGAAGTTTTGGAGAGTGGCGCGGCCGGCTTTGCCGCTGGCCCGCAGATGGTCTTCGAAACGGCCCAGCCCACCGGAGGCTGCGTCCTTCAGCGATAGGAGAATTGCGAGTTCATAAACAGAGCCTGCCATTGGTTACGACTTTTCCGCATAGAGTTCGTTAAGCACCTGGACGTAGGTGTTACGGCGCTCGATCGGCCAACGCAGAATCACTGACTCGGGCTGGCCGGTTTTCATCATCAGCACCATGACGGTCCGGGCCTCGCCCGTTTCGCGATAGTGCAGTTCCTCCGACGCGAAACGACTGCCGCCACATTTCGGCGGCACCTCTCAGCGTTGCGATGTCGGCGCCATCGAGCGACTCAAAGTGCTTCACGGCAACGGCGCCTTCAATCGACGCGGTGTTATGTACGTTTGAAATTCGCGAGATCTGCTTTCCGATTAGAAAGCATGTGCGTCTAATTCCGGGACTTAGGCTGGCGCGATCGGCTTCGATATCTTCTCGGCCGGTTACGCGTTTTCCGAATTGAACCACGTCGTAGATGACGTCATTTATTTTGAACCCCCACCCAAGTCTCACCTTATGATCCGGAAGAAACTCTGACTCATGGCCCTCGGTTGTCATCGCCGAATACGCGTTCTGCCCTTCGATCAAATCTTCACGATCGATCGAGTCGAGGTCGAGAAGGACCGACAACGCGACGGGCATTGGCAGCGTTCCAAACTCCGTGATGGCGGCACGCACCAGCAGGCTCTGGTACTGCGTAGGATTTTGTCCGAGTGGGTCTTCGTCAGCCTGGAAGAGATCCTTCCCCGTCAGCCGATGGCCAAACACGACGTGGGTGTGGCGCTTCTTTTCCTTGTCGACGTGGCCGCCGACAAGATCGATTGTGCGGGTCGTTTCCATTTACGAAATCAGCCGCATGTTTGTCGGGCGCAGAGCAAAGGTGAACATCGAAGCATTGGTGCCGCTGGCCGAATGAGTTTCCGGCTTGAAGCTGGTGGGCACGCACTCCTGCAGCTCGTATTCAGCAACCGGCGATTGTCCGCTTTCATCCAGCACGATGAAGCGGGCGCCGCGTCGTGAAAGATCGACGCCGTCCATGAAGTCGTCGGCCCAGCGGAACAACTCCTCGCCGGCCTGGGTCAACGCGTGCGCGTGCTTCAGCGTCAGAACGTCGACCTTGAAATTGCCGCGACCAAGCAAAGGGTTCGGCTGGTCCCCTACATACAACTCGAAGGGTGTGTGGTCCTTGCCGGGCATCGTAGCTTCCGAAGCGCGAATAGAACTCACGCCGTCGATTTCTAAGAGGTACCGGCCCTCATGGGTTCCTTGCATAGCGTCTCCTGCGTTGGACAGGCAGGAATGCCTGTCGTTTTGAAACGGAGACAGACTAGAAAGTCTGTCTTACTACTGCTGCAGTACGTTCAAGTCCTGGAACAGCGGCACGCTGTCGATGTTGACAATGACCTGCTCGGCCGTCTGCGAAATCTTCACTCCTACCTGAACATGAACTCTGCCCAGCTCGAGTTCCTCCGGGGGATTGTTGGTATCGTCAGCGATGACGATAAAGGCCTCTTCCTCAGTACGGCCGTAAAGAGCGCCTGACTGCCAGAAGCTGCGAAGGAAAGCGCTGCCGGTGGAGCGCAGATCGCGAAACAGTCTGCCTTTGCCATCGATCACGGCAAACACAGCCCACGCGTAAGCCAGCTTCAACGAGTAATAAAAAAGGTTGAGCAATCGGATCTGGTGGACCATCGTTACACGACGATCTGCGGTCATCACCCTCGCGCCGTAAACCCGGACGCCCTGCTCGGGCAGCGGGGTGATGACGTTGACGTCGCGGCTGTTCAAAAACTCGCGCGTGTTATCGTCAGTTTGCGATACGCCCCCGGCCGTCAACTCGACGCCGAGCGCGGTTGGAACCGATCCCAGGTTCGCCGGCGCGCGATGCGTCCCGATCGTGCGATCGGCGCGCGCGCATTCGCCGGCAGCAAAACCGCTCGGAGGAATGAACCGCTTCACGCCTGAACCGGAGAAGTCGAGAACCTCAACCCACGGCCAGTAGATCGCGCCGTACCACGTTCCGTAGTTATCGCGAATGCCGGCGACGTCTTCCTTGTCGGAAGCGAGCGGCGGATCAAGCAACGCCAGGCGATGGAAAGTTTCAGCGTGAGCAATCAGGGCTGCGTGAGTGGGGTCGGTAGTGATACCCGGAATCGCAACCTGACCTGTACCAAAGGATTCGTCGTTGAAGGCCTGAAGGCCGGTGCGCGTTTCGCCGTCATCCGCTCCGATGTAATTCGCGGCAGCCAGGCCGGCGAAGTCGTCGCCTCCACCCGCAAGCGCGGTCTCAACAAGAGCGCGCGGATTATCGTCCGGCGCCGCCGTCGCACTGTTTAGGTCAGTCACGGTAACCAGCAAGGACTTATCGTTGATTTCCGCGAGCGAGGCAGCGTCCGCCATTGAGCGATTGTCGTAAACCTCTTTCCGGTTTAGCAGCACACTGCGGACGGTGAGCTTGAAGGTGTCGTCGTTAGCGCCGTCTTCGATCGTTACCAGGACGTCGACGCGCGTGGATGGATACTTTGCGTCGACCCGCAAAGTGTTAATGCCGACGTCTGCAGAGCGGTCCTTCAGGCTCAACGTGTCGACAGCGGCAGCCGCGCCGACCACGCGAGAGACGATCGCCTGCGCCCCGGGAAAGAGATTGAAGAAAGCATAGAGAGCGTCGTCCATGTAGGAGTTGGCGTCGAAGCCTCCAAACTGGCGAACGTAATCAGCCCAGCTCGTAATAACTCGCGGCGTGTCCGCAGGTCCCCAGGGTGAATAGCCCACTACGAAAAACGTCGACGTTGGTTGGCGCTCGACCGGGCGCGCCACCTGGCCCGCGTTGATGATGGCGATTACGCCTGGCTTGGAACTTTCAACGACAAGTGATTGCATGTTCGTCTCCTACAGAAACTTTGAAAGCGGGTTACTCCTGCCGGCCAGTGTTTCGGACAGCGGTTTCCTTCTCCGGCGCTCGCGCGGTTTTCGTCGACGCCGGCGGCGGCACAGCCTTGATCGAAAGATCCAGAATCGTGATCAGGCGGCGCCGGACCAGACGATCATCGCGCTCGCTTAACGACGAGATCGGTTTGGTCGATCCTTCAGTGCCGGCCGCTGCGAGAATGGTCCCATCGTCTAGCGTGACGGGCTGCATTGAATTGTTCGTGACTTCCTTCATCGAGTTGACCTCTTGCGAAAAAGTTACCCACCCGCTACCGCAGGTGGTACTGACCCCGCCTCCTGCTCCTGCCGCCTGCCTACTCGAGTACGACGCCGGGCTTGCCACCTGGCCCACCTGCTTCGCCGATCGGCTGAACATCAAATATCAACTGGTCGACATCAATCGGTTCGCTTCGGCGATCCGGCTCGGTCCACTTGAAGCGGGTGTCAAAGTGCTGCATGTAAGCAGTCAACCCCGGCAGCCGCGCGACGTAATCAATACCCGCTTCTGTTAGCGGGTCCAGCGTCAGCAGTGTGAGCTGGTCATCGTTGTCCGGATCAGCTCGTCGAAGCTGCAGACCACCGAAAAGCTGCTTCCCGTCTTCAATCATCTGGTACACACCAGGCTTTCCTGCGATCCCGCGCCGTTGCGCTCTTTCACCGCGCGCGTCGCCGGCGCAGTAGATGACTCCGAAGGTGCAGCGATGCTCGACAATGCGCGGTTCGCCGAAAACTGCGGGCAGTGGCGGACTCAACACCTCTTCAGCGCCTCCGTAAGTGACCAGCGCGAGCGGAACGTTCGACGCGATCTCCTGAAGATAGCTTGCGAGGACCTTCTCGTTCAGCTCGCCCCCGTAGCTGTCGATCTTTTTCAAATAACCAGGCGGATCGTTTTTGACGCTTAACGTTTGGAGCAGCTGGATCATTCCGTCTTCGATCCCGCTCACAAAGAAATTGAATCCAGGCATTTATCTTCTCGCGATGTGGCGCCGAAAGATTTCCCCGATCGCGTTCGTATCCTCCGGCTCCTGGAGCAACAAGAACGCCCGCGCCGGCGTTGGTGAATGCCCCCGGCCAGGCTTACCTTCATAGCCCAGCTGCTGGCGTCTCGCCTGGATCGCGTTTAGCCCGATCACCGTTCCTGCAGTTGTCACCCGGTAATTGATCTGGTTCTTCATCGCGCCCTTGTCGATCAGGATTCGCGCACCGCCTCGGCTCCTGCCTTTGCGACGTCGAGCTAGAGTGCTTTGAGCTAAAGGAGTCCAACGCTGCGGCCGACCCTGTTGCTGAAAGTTCTTCTCAATCGAGCCGAGCATGTAAGCGCCGGCAGCTTTCAGCGGTTTCTCAACGTGGCTCGTATCTGTCGCCATCTGACCGATGCGACTGAGAAGTCTTCCGAGTCCCTGAATTCCTTCGTCAGCCATGACTCATTTCCGATTGCCGATTTGCGATTGCCGAATATGCGGGCGGGGCAAGTCGAGCGTTCCAGCGCGCCCGCTCATGCCCCGCCCTTCTGCTGCGCGTGGGTTGCATTTCGCTTCAAAGAACAGAAATTAGAAGCCAGCACTTAAAGTTGTTTTCTGGCGCTACGAGGTTGGACCCACTTCCAGACCACTTGTTTATTACTGGCCTCTAATTTCATGTTCCTAATAACCGCTTAACTTGTCGTCCGTGAACACCGACCGCGAGCTTCCCTTCAGGACCGTATCGGAGCTGGTCGGGTTTGCCTTAGTTTCTTCCGACGCTGGCACATCAAGCGCCGCCTGCCCCTTCTGCACATCTTTGAGGAACTGGATCGCATTCTTGTAAGCGTTCTCTTTGGGCTTATAGACGCCTTCATCTGTCGTAGCGCGTCCTTCGAACAAGTTAAAAACCGCGATCTTCAAACAAGTGCTTTTTACTTTTGCCGTGGTTGGCACCGGCAGCGTGTACCTGGTCCGCGCGTACGCTTCAAAAGTTCCGATCGCATCGTCGATCGCCTGCTGGATACGGGCATTAACTTTTGGATCGTCGAGGTTCTCCGCTGCGCCGGTCGGGTCAGCTAATTCCAGCAGCTTTTCTTCCCCGAGCTCATCAATCAGGTTTTGCTTTGTGATGTAGCTCATCTTTCAAAGACCGAACTGAAAACTCGAAACTCAAAACTTAAAACTGAATAACCGTCGCGCGAACTGTAACCGCTGCAGGATCCGATAACGCCGTGGTGGCGTTCGTGGAATTGCAACGCTTCAGCGTCACCGTGTTTGGGGCGCTCACGAAGTAGTCAATGGTCGCGTACTCAGTTGTGGCCCATGCGGCCGCAGGAATTCCCAGGGCAACCGGATCGCCGTCAGCGGCTCCAGTAACTGTCACGGTGAACGTCTCACACGTCCCGGCAGCCAACGCGGTGAAATCAACCGAGCCTGTTCCGGAGAGGATCTTCTTAACCGGTGCGCCAGCGCCGATCGAGCCGCCCTTGTTGCTGGCCGGCGTGAGATTGATCTGGCCCACATGATCGATGCCGATAGTGGCGCCTACGCGCGTGATGGCAAACGCGGTCACTTTAGCGGCCGTGTCGTTAACCAACCCGGACAACGCGAGGCCGATCACCATCGCAACTGCGAGAAATGTTTTACTGTTGAGCTTCATCGGTTTCGTCTCCTGCCTTCTGCCTAACTGCCGACTTTCTTTTAGGTGACCTTCGCTCTCACCTTCACGATCGAGCGCGGGAACTTGAGGCGCGGCCCACCGTAGAACCCGCCCGTGATTTCGATCTTGGGATTCTTGCCCGCGCCGATTGTTTGTACCGTAACAGCGCCGGGGTTTGGTTGCCCGTTAACCTCGATGATGGCGAACATGCCCGGCGCCGGCTGTCCGTTGACCTGGCGATGCGCGGTCGGCGTCAGCGCGTAGTCGCCGATCGGCTCCGGCCGTTTGAACTTGACAATCACTTCGCCGTCTCCCAGGAACTGCATCTCATCATCCGCCTCGTCGACGTATCCCAGGTCATAAACGCGCACTGTAGGAAGACCACGGCCGGAGAGAATCTTGTTCAGATCGTCGAGACTGAAAGTCATGTTGACGAAATCTCGACCCTGATGGCCCTTCAAGTCGTTGGGATTATTATTTTCAAGCAGCCAGTTAGCAGTCACCTGGTTCATTACCGCCTCAGCGCCCACAGCAGAAGCGCCGGTGAACCGGGCCTTCAGCTTGATCTGATTGAAGTCGTGCAGCGGGCGCGCCGTATCGAGCTCATCCCAATCCACGATGACGTCGTAAGTCTGAACTGGAAACTCCTCATCAACGCGCACGCCGTTTTCGTTGACTATCAGGTGGCCTTTGAGCGCTTGCCAAATTTCAATTTCAGCTCGAAGGAAATTCTTGTCCGCGCGCGTTTTCGTGATGCGACCGATCTCTCCCGTTAGATCGAACATACCGCCAAGCGTGCCGAGCGCCGCCGGCATGAGAATGTCGGACTCGGTCAAGAGGTCCGTTTCCTTATGCGGGATCGGAGTGAACTCGACCCGGTTACTTCCGGGACGCCGGCCGATTTTTGGATCTGCCCCCATGTTGTGAGGCGCGGTCGCGCCGCGATCTCGATCGCGGAAGTCTGTTATCACGCGTTGCGTGTAGACATTCTGGAAGGACAGCCAGGACAGGCCCAGGAGATCCTCGCGCTGGACCATCGTGTATTCCTGCAACACGCCGTCGACCGAAACGTTGGTGGGAAACCGATAAGTAATCATCCGTCCGCTCCTTAAAGTGGGACAGGCATTCGTGCCTGTCGGCTTCGAATGACAGACGAGAAAGTCCGTCCTACAAAAACTAAAACTTGAAAATGTTGTTGGGGTTGACGGCGCCGCCCAGCTCCACGATCGCCGAAGCGTCCAGGCCGATCAGTTGGTCCTTCTTCAGGAAGCCGGCGATGTAAACAGAAAGCCCTGTATCAAGGGTTTCGGTAGCCGCCACGGCCTCATCAGCGATCGACTGCGCCACTTGTGAGCCATCCGACGCCATCACTGCGTCGTCAACTGCGACATTAACGGCCGCGTTGGCCTCGAGAACGATCGTGTCCGGAGTCGTGGTCGTATCGATTGATTCAACCGTTCCGATCGCCGTGCCGTCTTCAAGCGTCAGCTCGTCGCCAACAGCAAACACCGAAGCGTCCGCTACCTGGCCTGTATCTGAGGCGTCTGAGAAGCCGGTCCCAGCAGCCTTCGATCGCGAGCGTTCACGCGTGTAGCCGTCAGCAGTGACGACGCCCAGGACTGCGCCCCGTCGAATCCTCGATCCTGCTTTCACACTTTGCGGAACACTCACGGCCAAATCGGCGCGCACCTCTTCGAGCGGTATGCGCTCACCGAAAGTCTCAATTGTTCTGGTTGGCGGCATCGAACTTTTCTCCTCGTTGCTTTACCCACCTACTACCGCAGGCGGTACTGACAAAAAAAACTACTTCGCGGCAGTTGCGGCTTCCGGCTTCTTCATGCCCATGCTGTCGCGCAGCACGTCTATCTGTTTCGGATCGACGAGCTGCGAACCGTCGCCCTTCAACTTGACTCCGCCGAACGTTTCACCAAACGAGATGAATGGCTGTTGAGCGGTCAGGTAATTCTTGAACCAGTCGAGAGGCGACACTTCCACCTGCTTATCGACTTCAACCCCGTTCTCCTCGGCGAAGCTAATGACGTGAACCTTGGTGTCTTTGGTGTCTTCGATCGAGGCGAGCATTTCCATGAACTCGATCACGCCCATGTTCTTAAACGCCGGAACAAACTTGCCCTGGCGTTGCAGGTCTTCACAGAAAGAAACGATTGACGCGCGAGTGGTGGAGCTGTCCTGGCGAGTGACGGCCTCTTTAAGCTTTTTGTTTTCGCCCTCAAGCGCGGACATCTTCGTGGTGAATTCAGCTTTCACCGCAGCGACTGTGTCTTCGACAAGCTTTCGCGTGTCGGCTTCGCTGAAGCTGGCAGTGGCGGCGTCTTTCTTTGGACCAAACTTCTCCTGCAGAAACTGCATCACCTTTTCACCGATCGTCTTGTCGTCCAGGACGGCGGTTTTATCTTTGTCGTCTGCCATCGCTTCTCCTTCGCTGAATTCAAAAGTTGTCGCTTCGCCTTCTTCAAAATGAATATCGCGCAGCCCCTTCACGGCGGGAGGCGCGGCGCCCAGGAAACCGATGTGCCGTAGCGCCGGAACCTGGCCGCCTGGTGCCGTTTCGGGATCGAGGTAAAAGCTGGCCGACCGCTTCTTAAATTTCCTGGTCCGGACCATCTCTTCAAACTGCGGGTCGTTATCACAGAGCTGCGCTTCGAGGACTTCGCCGTTGCGACGGAGCGCACATCCCCAACCGAACGCGGGCGCGTCATTCTTCGGATGGCCGATGACGGCAGGAGGCTCGTGCAGGTCCAGATTGAAGTTGCTTACAACCGAGTCGAGAAAGGCGGCGTCGATGACGTGCTGCTTGCCGGCGTTGTCAAAGTGGGTACCGGTCGAGAAGATTTCGATCCACTGACCGTTGAAACCTGGTTTCTTTTTTGAAGTGGTCATAAAAACGAGAAGCCCGCTGGTCTGGTGTGACCAACGGGCTGCTGTCGAGCCTCTTAAAGTAGGACAGGCATTCCTGCCTGTCGATGAGTTTTATAAGGACGGCCCGCTAACGGGGCTCACTGTCGATTCGGCAGTCTAACCCTCTTGCGATCTTAGCGCAACTGCCTTTTCGCGCCGGGGCGGTCCGGCAAACGGAAGCCTGATCGTCCGGCGCGCCTCCGGATTTTTTTCACCCTTGCAACGAGGACAGGTAATCACGATCGTCCCGACCGTTTCAGGACTCGCTTCGAAAAGAAACTTGTGGCACTTCTGGCATCGCACTTCAATCATTGCTTAAGATCTCGATTCGGAGTGGTTAGGATCAAAAATAATTGGCCTCAAATCAGCGTTCAATCGTGCAAATATCGTTCAAAACGGCCCGGAGCGCGGAGCGCGTAGGTCACAGCCTTTTTTCGGCACAGGGCAACGTCGCGCAAAGTTTGGCAAGGGCGCCGGGGTTTCAAAGTCCGGCGCTCCTACCTGCTGCCGTCTCTTCCTAAGAGGCCGCCCTCGCTGCTTTTATCTTTTCGACCGTTTTAGTTGTCAACTCTTAGTTGCTCCTTCTTTTTCAAATTGGAGAAAGGAAACTTAGCCTTCCCTTACTTCATTGATCACCGTAAACCCAAAACCATTTAGTCGCAACTGCGAAAATTTTCCTTTGAACCGATTCATACTACGTTTGCAGTCGCCAAGGTCGCGTCGCACTCAGGGCACTCAGTAATGGGCAAGCCGTGGCCGGCAAATAATCCCTGGCGGTCGATTAGGTCATCACGCTCGTCATAGAAAACAGGCACGC